CTATATCCCCGATGTAGAAAGTATAAGACCCACTCAACTAAAAGTCAAGTGGGTCAGAGCAACCTTCCTTAGTTATTTATCAATCACACTTAGCAATAATTTCGTTTTTCCACTCTTCACTCATATTTAACATAATTTTTTCTGCTGCTTCTTGTGTCTCAGCATAACCTCCACCAAGAAGATACTCAAGAACTACATCATAAACATCAATTTCTTCCGTTGCCATTCTTGTAGCAAGTCCAGATGCTCCAGATGCAACTTTAGAAGCTGCTGCACCTATTGCACTCTTAACTCCCCTTTTGGTTTTTGCCTTAATATTTTTTGCACTTTGTTTTGCTCTTCCGGCAACATCAGATGCTGCCTGTCCAGCTTTTCTTGCAGCACTATAAGCACCTACTTGTGCCTGAGCAATTTTCTTTTTAATTCTGCCTTTGATATCAGCAGCAACTTTTGCTCTTAGTCCTCTTCTCTTTTCAGGATCTTTTGATCTTGCTGCCATTCCTGCGGCAGGATGAAGATTTCTTTTAGTAGCATAAGCAGCTACTGGTTTATCTACTGCACGAAACTTTGCTTCTTTTCCAGCTTCTTTTGCTTTTGCAACACCAGATTTAACTGCTGCTTTTGCTTTTCCAAGTGCAGACTTAACAGCACCCTTCACTTTAGAAATTGCTTCTGCTCTTTTTTCTTTTCTAACTACTTCTGCACCTCTACGTCTTGCTTCTTTTGCAGACTTTTCCGATGCTGCCATTTCCTTTTTTCTTGCAGCAGCACGAGCTGCCATATCAACTCTTGCTTCCGAAAGAACTTCTTCAAAAATTTGCTCTACTTCATCAAATTCATATCCTTCATCAAGCATCTCATCAATTGTTTCTTCAACAATTGCATCAATTTCATCATCGGTTAAATCTTCAATGCCAGCAAATTCATCTGACATTTCTTCTAACTCATCTCTGAGTTCTTCATCGTAAACAGCAGTATAAGCTTCACACAAACCTCTAAGTTCTTTAGAATCCATTTTTCTACAAATACTTTTTAGTTATTTATAAAAAAAAGACCCCAAAGGGTCAAACTCCAAGTGCTGCTCCAAGATTGTCGTCAATACTTTGAATAACTGAACGAATGTCAACAATACGAGGAGGGACACTCACTTTATCATAAGTATATCCTCTCTGTGCTTCAAAGAGAACTTGACGAACCGCTGCTGCTGCACGAGCATCCAATTTAAGTGTTACTTGTTTTTCTTTAGTCATAGTGATTCTATCTTTGATTTCACAGACTCGGGCGTTGCTTTTACCTGATAAACAACTTCATCTCTTCGGGACAGTTCTGTGAGAATTTCTGCAGTAATATCCCAGAGTTCAGAAGAGTGACGATGATTATAAGGCCAAGTTGTTTCGGTCATAGATCTCCCTCCTTACGATTTTCACTTCTGAATACATCAAATGTCCCTTCCGGATATCTTGCACTCAGTTTTTCATAGTTCATTTGAAGAACTTCTTCAAAGTTAGTATCAAGTGCCATACAAGCTTGTGCAAGATACCAACAAATATCACCAAGTTCTCTCTTCATATGGAAAACATTTTCTTCATTATAAGGTTTTCCTTGCATTACAATTTTTTTTACAACTTCTGTAAATTCTCCTGCTTCTGCTGTCATACCAAGAGCAGCAGTCAATAGACGAGGAACATCTGCATCATTCGTTGCTTCAAGTTCAGTCATACGTGCAAGAAGTGCTGCAAAATCACTACTTGCAGGACTTGTAGTTTGACGGACAAACTCAATATATTTTTTAGTGTCAATCACTTTGCTTTCAGTCATAGTAAATTTAGTAGATCCATTAGGAAGAATTTCTTTATTAATATTAATCAAAACTTAAATCCCTCAAATGATTTTTTAGGTTTCTTTTCTTCATTATCATACTCTTCTTCTTTGCCGTTGTCAAGAATATCTTCCTGTGCCGACTGTTCACAATCATAAAGTCTCATTTTGGCACGATCAATACCGATTACAAAACGTTTATGAATAGTAGGATCATTATAACGATTCTTAAGTTGCTTCACCAGAATCTGCCCAAGTCCCTCCAGTTCTTCTGTACTAATCAAAGCAAACATAAGATCAGCAGTAGCAGGAAGTCCAAAAGATTCTGAAGTATCAGTCAACTCAACATCGGAACTACCATAACCACTTCTTGTAGTTTGTGTTGCACTTACAATTGGAACATTGAACTCACAGGCAAGTCCCCGAAGTTCTTCCGCAATTGCCTTAATAAAAGTGTATGAGTTAATGTTGCTGTTTCCACGATAACGAGAGGAAGAACAAATATTAAGATAGTCAATGAAAATAATATCTGGTTTGAAAGACTTCTTAAGGGAAAGTTCATTCAACAGAGATTTAAAATGCCCACTATGAGCAGATGCAGTTGGATATTCTTTAATGATTAAAGTTCCCTGAGTTTTCTTTGCAAGATTAGTAACTTTATTCTCAAACATTGACTTTGGAAGTTCATTAAGTTGCTGAATAGGAATATTCAAAAGATTTGCGTCAATTCTTTCAGCAATTCGTTCCTCCGCCATTTCAAGAGTGATATACAAAACGTTCCTGCCTTGCAATAGGACGGAAGCAGCCACGTGGCACATAAAGAGACTTTTTCCGACACCTGTACCAGCAAGAGCGATATTGAGAGTCTTATTAGGTAAACCACCTTTTGTGATTTTATTAAAATATTCAAGATCAAATTCAATTTTCTCTTCCTTTCTATGATAAGACTCATAACGTGCCTCATAGTCTAACAGATAATCGTGTCCGATGTTAGTATCAAAAGATACAGCAAGAGCATCTGAGAGAATGCTGGGAATACTATCACGATTTTTCTTTTCATCCTTTCCATCTGCAATATGAATAGATTCCATCAATGCAAGATAGATGGCACGATCACGACACCACTTTTCAGTAGTATCAACTAACCAGTTAAACTCTGCTGGAACATCATCAAGACATTCAATCAGATGTGTGATTTCTTTGAAAGAAGTGTCATTAATATCTTGACGTTTTTCAACTTCAATGCAAAGAACTTCTTTTGTAGCAAGTTCATTATATTGTTGAATAAACTTTAAAACTTCTTCAAATACAATCTTTTGATTAAGATCTTCAAAATACTCAGATTTAATGAAAGGAATAACTTTTCTTAAGTAATTTTCATTATAAAGAAGATTACGAAGAATCAAAAACTCAACTTTGTCCATAAGGCATATCAAATACAAATGTTATTCTTGTTTCATCACCAATATTAACTGTTCCGTGAGGTAATTTATTGTTAAACCACAGAAGAGTTCCTGGTTCAACTATCACCGTATCAGTTCCACAGAAATATTGATATCTTCCCAAAATAGAAAGGTGATATCTATCTCTTGTTTGATAGTAAGTTCCCTCATCAATATGTGCTCCCACAATTTCATCAATCGGAAGAGAAAGAAATCCACAACGATGCAACTCTCTGTTTCCAAAGTTTTTGCGTATAATCTTTCGAATTTCTCCGTGATGTTCGTATGCTGGAGTTTTGATATTAATTTCTGAATCTCCAACAAAGTCTTCTTTTTTCTTGACTCCACCAATTATAAGTTGAAGAGCACTTACTGGCAAGTCAGCAAATCCCCTGTCAACCAAAGACTGGGAATCTTTCAAATGTTTTTGATGATCCCAATCTTGTGGATATTTTTTAAGTTGTTCTACAACTTTTGATATATTGATTCCTGTCTTTAGAATCTTAATCATTTGCCGTAACTGAACTCCTCTCTTGCAATTGCATCAAGTTTTTGCATCACTTCATCAGTGAAATATTCTTCTGGGTTTGCAAGAATTTGTTTGGCATAAATCTTCTTACCATCCATCTCATAACGTCCTGCTACATTCTTCCAGAGTCCACCAAGTTCACCAAGCTCCAAAAGACCATAGTAACGATCAAGACCGCGCTCATCATAATACAAACGGATCTCAACATCTTTATTCTCCTTACTTAAACGCGATTTAGCAGTCTTAGCCTTGATAATATTTCCGACCACTTCCGTTCCATCCTTTTCTTTCTTTTTGCTGAGATAAATGATCGTACTTGCTGCGTATTTGAGTCCAGAACCTCCTCCCATTTCTTTAGTTGGTACGTAAGCTCCGATGACATCGTATGTATGATTTGTGACAATGAGCGGGACATTTGCTTGACCTAATTTGAGTGTGAGCATTCGGAAAGCACCTTTAATAAGTTGGGATTTAGTCATATCCCTAACTTCTTTTTCATTCAGTGCATCATTAATTTCTTTACTTGTAGAAAGCATACCCAAAGAGTCTAACACAAACATACAAGGTTTGCGATCTTCTACCGGTGCTTTCAGATATATATCTACTGCTTTGAGTGCCTTTGTACGGAACTCTTCTATAGTAACAACATTTACAACAACAAGACGAGTAGTATCAATTCCACGAGACTCTATAAGTGATTTGGTAATAGCAGCCTCAGTGTCAAAGTAGAGACAGTAACCATCGGGATGAGTATCAAGAAAGTTCTTAACCACTGCGAGAGAGAAAAAAGTCTTTCCAGTAGAAGACTCTCCAGCAATAGCAGTAATCTTATTCCCAGATACACCACCAAATATGCTACCTGAAACCAGTGCATTAAAAACGTATGAACCCGTATCAACATAAGTCTCAGTTTCATCAATATCGGATGCTAACTTTGTAAAGTCATCACCGATTTCTTTTACAATATCTTTAAGAAAATCCATCACACCACCATCCCGTATTCTTCACGAAGTATTTTTTTATAAGGCAAACCTTGTTCTTTGAGTTCTTTTACAAGTTTAAGTTTTTGATATAATGCAGAATCTCCACCAAGAGACATCGCATTTATAATTGTATTCAGTTCTTCATCATTAATAGGTAAATCCATCAGGAAAAAAAGGAATCAAGGTTTACAGTTTTTTCTACGCTCCACCCAATGGAATCAAGAATTGCTCTGAGTGGTTCTACAAAACTTTTCTCAAATTGTAAGTCATAATCAAT